GCTGCTTTGTTAAATTGATATACTTCGTTCGACAAATAAAGTATATCATATTTCCGAAGTAATTACAATACTAAAAGGGAAGGTGGTGTATTTTTTTGTACGAAAAATTTGAGAGATTGCTTAAAGAAAGAAATCTCACGCCATATCGGGTATCTCTCGATACCGGAATTGCTCAGTCTACTTTATCGGACTGGAAATCTGGACGAAGCAAACCGAAGGTTGATAAGCTTAAAATCCTTGCTGATTACTTTGGTGTTCCGATCGAGTATTTTCTTGAATAAGAATCGAACATACATTCGATCTGTCGCCCTAATTATACCTCGGATATGCGGAGGTGTCAATGGGGAGAACTGGAAATGTACGTTGAAAATTAAAGGAGGTGAAAGAGGTGGAAGAAAAGATATTAAAATTGTGCAGGGTTATATTTTGGCCAACCTTTATATTGTGGTGCCTTGCGTGGCTGGCCAAAATAATCATGATCGTATTAAATATTACATAAGACGCTCAGCAATTTCCTGAATGGGGTAAGATATGGCTTTGTAATTCTTATCGTCTTAACGAGGTTTAACAAGCTTTCCGTAATTGCACACATTTATTTCAAACCGATCTTTATAGGTCCTTCGTGCGGACTTATATGTGATAGTAAAAATCGCGGCATCGCCAGAATACTCGTACAGTTTGAATGGGGCCAGATATTTCTGATTTGGAACGACAGTGCTCCCGATAAGCCCATCAAAAATTGCCGGAAGGTCTGAAAGGGATGTGGGATGTTTCTTTATTGATTCACTGTAAGTTAGAGATGTAATAGTGGCAGAAGAAGCACCAAAATTTTTAACTATAAAGTATCCGTTTGGATTCCCCATTTGGCTATAGTCAAAGTAAATGTTTATGTAAGGTCTTGTGGAGCTTTCTATCATCTTACTGTTCTGGCGTAAGGTAACAACTACAGTTACTACGGAAACAGCAGCTAAGATAAAAGAAAGTATACACAAAGCGAGATTCACTTTAGTTGAAATGTCCATGAAATGTTCTCCTTTCTTCGGTACTCAGCCCTGCACGGCCTGTAAGTACATTATAGAAGAATATGGAAAAATTTACAAGAAAGGAATGGTCTAATGAACGATTTAAGAAAAACGACGCTAACCACTTTAGAAGTGGCGGAGATGATGGAAACGGAGCATTCAAGAGTTATTAGAAAGTTAGAGGGAAGTAAAGACCGTAAAGGATTTATTCAGATTTTAGCTGAGGCCCAAATGGGAGTGAGTGATTATTTTATTCCATCTACATATAAGGATGCCAGTGGGAAAGAAAACAAGTGTTATGAAGTCACTCGATTGGGGTGCGACTTCTTGGCGAATAAATCAACTGGAGAAAAGGGAGTGTTGTTCACAGCACGGTATGTAAAGCGTTTTAATGAGATGGAAGAAGGAAAGCTTCCCTGCCCACTCAACCCAATAATTGCATCCAGTGTCGCAGAGCTGGGCCGCGTGACCGAGCGCGTCATGGCAAAGCAGGGATCGGCTCCATATAAGATCGCAGAAGCTTTTAAGATGGAGTGTGAACAGTTTGGTATTCAGCTTCCAGACGACTTTGTGAAGGTTCCGGACGAAGTGCAGATTTATGATCAGATGCATATGTCTGGTTTCCTTAAGGAGGTGAGCAATCATGAGCGTAATGATAAATGCCGCTGAAGTGGCTGAGATCATGGATTGCTCAGAGAGCATGGGATACAACATCATCAAGACACTTAATGATGAACTGGAAGCCAAAGGCTTTATTACTAGGCGCGGTAGAGTTTCAAGAAAGTATTTTTGTGAACGCACTGGTTTGATGCTTGAAAGCGAGGGGATACAGAATGCAGAAGTACATTGACAACCTCGACGACTTCGAGGACGACAGCCGGCCGCCGATTGTGGATATGGTCGAGTGGCTGGTACCACGGATTATTGCGGTGGGAGGCATTGTGTTGACATTGATATTGTGTGCGTCGCTGGAGGCGCTGTGAGAGGAGGTGAAGGTGATGAAACGGGGTAATATAGATTCGGCAATTGAATACTTAAAACGTGATCCATGTATGGATAATACACGCTCGGCAGTGAATTTTATGCTTGGCTGGTTTGGAAACGAAGCAGAGAATTGCGAGCGGTCGTACGTATCAGCCGATCTGAAAAAGTTGTTCCAGGCAATCGTGGATCTTGAGAAAGAAGAAAAAGAAACCCAGACGGGTGGAGCCGTCCGGGAATCAAGGTAATTAGAAAATACTTTAACACCCTCATTATAGCAGAGGGAGAAACGGAGTGCAAGATGGAAATGAATACACAGCGCATGGACGCATTTATGAAAGATGTAACAGACTGCAGGAAGGCGATTGATCTCTGCTGTGAAGCAATTAAGAAGCTGAAAGGGAAGCCTATGCGCCTGTTGATTTCAGACGGCCGGGATAAAGACATCATACTTAACAGTGATGAAATTGGGTTAAGTAAAGAGAGTCAGGCCGCTATCATAATGGTAGCTAAGGGAGCCTTAGAGGCCAGGGAGATCGAGCTCTGCCGCCAGATGGATGGGCTTATGGGGAATTATGGCCACGATATTGATTTTGAGCCCGTGCTGCCGGCATTGACACCCAAGCGTCTACGCCGCCATAGTTCCGGCCCGATTAATCCGGACGATGTGGATTTTTAAGGAGGACAAGAGATGAGATTATATGAATTAACAGAGCAGTATCAGGTTTTAGAGGACATGATGTACGATCCAGACGTAGACAGTCTGACCATTGAAGATACCATGGAGGCCATATTTGGTGAGATTGAGGACAAGGCGGAATCTTATGCAATCATCATTACTGACATGAAAGCCGATATTGAGGCATTGAAAGCGGAAGAATCCCGCCTGAATGCCCGGAGGACAAGCTTGGAGAACCGCCAGAAAGCGCTGAAGACGACTCTTATGGAGAACATGAAGGCTATCGGGAAGAGTAAGATTAAGACAACCCTCTTTACGATCAGTGTAGCGAAGAATGGCGG